AGCCCCGACATGAGATCCATGCCGTGCTGGTACAGCCAGTCACCCGCACCGGAGAACGCGCCCTTGATCGGGTTCACCAGGTGCGACACCGTCCACCCGCGGAGATTCCTCGCCGCCGCCGACATGCCGGTTGCCAGGCCGGACACGATGCCCTTGCCGTGGGAGACCAGCCACCCGCCCGCACCGGAGAACACCCCGAGGACCGGCGCGACCACGTGCGAGCGCACCCACTTGCCGATCCCCAGCGCGGCCGTGGCGATCCCCGCGAGGAGGCCCGCGATCAGGTCCCGGCCGATCGAGGCGAACACCGTACTCGGGGAGTGAATCCCGAACAGCGACTTCACCCAGGTCACGACCGGCTGCACCAGGTGCGCGCCCAGCCATTTCCCGATGCCCTTCGCGCCTGCGGCGATCCCGGACAGCAGGCCCCGCACCAGGGCCCCGCCCTTCGAGACCAGCCAGCTGCCGGCGCCCCCGAATGCCTTGACCACCCGCCCGGCGAGCTGGCCGACCGCGTCGCCGACCCACCGGATCCCGCCGACGATCCCGTCCCGCAGGCCCTTGACGACCCGCAGGCCGGCCGCGCCCGCACGACCCCAGTAGCCGAAGACCTTCGCCACCAGGTCGTCGAGCTTGCCCCGCAGGGTCCGCGACGCCGCCGGGAAGATTTTTTCGAATCCTTCGATGAAGCCGCGGAGGAAGACACGGCCCGCCCGCCCCAGCGCCTTGAAGGCCCCGCCGAGCGCCTTCTCCACGAGGCGGCCCAAGCCGCCGATGCGCTTGAGGAACGGGGCGAACATCTTGAGGACCGGAACCTTCTCCAGCACCTTCCCCAGCGCCCCGCCGACCCGTCCGACGGGGATCACCGACACCACGGCGATGATGGTGTCGAGCCAGTGCTTCTTCCAGAAACTCGCACTGAACAACGGGTCGAAGAGCGTCCGGAGGATCCCGAGGGAGAGCGGCACGGCCATCTTCCCGAAGCTCTTGCCGACCTCGAAGAAGTCGATCTTCGACAGGGCTTTGATGACCTTCTTGGTCAGATCGGCCATGTGCTTGCCGACCCACCCGATCGCGGTCGCCAACCCGGACCCGATCTGCCTGCCGAGCTTGCCCCAGTCGATGTCCTTCCACGCGTTCGTGATCGCATCCCCGATGCCGCCCGAGATCAGCTTCCGGAGTCGCTGCCCGAACTGCTTCGCCTGCGAGGCCTGCGCCTTGGGCTTCGCGATCAGGTCCGGGATGGTGGACTTCGAGCCCTTCAACGTCGGCGACGGCACCTTGAACACGTAGGGCTTCTTGATGCTGTCGGGGATCGTCGGGCCCTGGATCTGCGGTGTCGGGACCTTCAGCTTCGCCTTCGCCGAGGCCGGCTTGAACCCGGCGAAGAAGTCACCCACCGCGCCCGTGAGCCGCCCGAGCTGGGTCTTGATCGCGTCGACCGGCACCAGCCTGGTGGCCATGTCGTGCCCGAAGTGGTGCACCGCAGGCAGCGCCGTCCGCGTGATGTACGTGACCATCGACGTGAACGGCGGCAGCAGCACGTTCCCGGTCTTGATCGCGACGACTTCAAGATTGCTCTCGATGATCTTCAACTGTGCGGCGGCGGTCTTCCGCTGAGCCTCAACTGCGGGCCCGTACTTGCCCATGGAGGAGTTGACCTGCGCCTGCTTCTGCTCCAGCACATCCAGGTTGTTGACCATGGAAAGGATCGCCGACGACGACTTGCCGCCGCCGAACGCATGGGACAGCAGCGCCGCGGACTGCGTCGCCGACAATCCGGAGGCGTCCAGGTGCGCCTTCAGCATCCTGATCGCACCGATGATGCCGTCCGGGCCGCGCATCGCGTCCCCGAGCTTCTGCCCGGACAGGTGGATACGGTCCAGCTGCTTCTCCGCCGCACGCGACGGCGCACCCAACAGGCTGATCGACATGCGCAGGCGGGTCGCCGCGCTCGCGGAGTCGACGCCCTCGTCCGTGAACAGCGCCAACGCCGCACCGACCTGCGACAGGGTCAGGCCGAACGTCTTCGCCGTCGGGAGGATGCCGGTCCCGAGGGCCGCGACCATGTCCTCCATGGTCATGTTGCCCGCGCCGATCGTCGCATTCAGGGTCTGCGCGGCCTGCGTCATGTTCTTCGCGCCGCGAATCCCGGTACGCCACGCCCCCGCCAGGGCGTTCGTCGTCGCCTCAAGGTCCGACCCGCCGACCGCCGCCAGGTCCGAGGACGTCTTCAGGGCCTTCATCGCGGACACGTTGTCCATGCCGACGCTCTTGAGGTGGTACAGCGCCTCACTGAGCTGCTGCGGGCCCTGCTCCGCGGTCTTACCCAGCTCCAACACCTGCGCGGACAGGGTCTTCACGTCCTTCGCGGACGCACCCGCCTGCGTCTGGATCTTCAGCATCTCCGACTGGAACTCGACAGCCTTCTTCAAGCCCTCGCCAGCCGCAGCGGCCAAACCCACACCGAGCGCCAGAGACAGGCCCTTCGCGGCCTTCCCGAGCTTCCCGAAACCCCGCTCCAGGCGGGACGCGGACGACCCGACCCGGTTGAACGTGCGAGACGCGCTGTCGCGCGCGATCATGTCGTAGCGGACACCAACACTGCGGATGGCCATCAGACCCACACCTCTTGACGGGCCGTCCGACCTGCGAGAACATCAGGGCGCAGGCGAGAAGAGCCCCCCGAGAGCGAGAACGCCCGGGATGCCGGCCAACGCCAGCGAATCACCACTGAAACAGCCACTGGATCACCTTCAAGATCGCGGGGCCCCTCGTTTTTTGCTCCGGGGGGATAGTTTTTTCGCTGTGGGCGGGGTCAGGAGAGGTCCAACAGAAAGAACCGACATTCCCGCGTTTGTGCAGGTCAGACCCATTATCAGGCCGCCTCGACTGTCGTTCGAGCCGTTTCCGCAGGTCAGAGGCTTGGTGGCCCGCACCTGGGGCGTTGTCACTAGGTGCGGGCCGTGGGCTGCGGTGTGGCACCACCGCGGCGACCGGACGCGGGCCATGCCCTGGGGCCCTGGCAAACCCCCACCCGCGTCCGGGGTCTAGGTCAGAACGACGGCCCGGCCAGGCCGCTGCCGCCGAGTTCGACGACCGATGCGGGGTACCTGGCGGCCGTGAAGGCGAGGTAGCCGTACACCTGCAGGCGGATGGTGAGCGTGCCGGAGCCCACTTCCTGGAGGACCCTGGTGCGGAGCGGGGATTCCCACAGCAGCAGGTCGGAGGACCGCATCACGTGGATGACGTCCTCGTTCGTGCCGGTTCCGAGGGTGGTGGGCAGGTTGGGGTCGGTGACCACGGGGAGCCCGTGCATGTGACCCACGACCTGTTCGGCCGCGACCGCGCCGAGGGTGGCGACGGCGTTCATGGGGTTGCCGGCGCCGGGGACGACGAGGGGCCGGCCGGTGGAGTCGGTGGCTGCCAGGAACCAGGCCCAGCGGCGGGGGTGCATCACGATGACGGTGGGCGGCTGGAAGCGGCTGGTGTGGATGCGCTGCACGGCGTCGGCGAGCTTGCTGTAGAGCTTCGCGACGGTCGGCGACGCGTCGGTGTAGGTGATCGTGGTGATGCCGCTTGTGCTGCGTACACCGGTGACTTGGCCGGAGGATCCGCTACCGGAGATGACCTGCAGGTCGGTCTTGGTGGCGTGGTCGGCGGCGAGGTCGCGGAAGATGACCTGGTCGAAGCTGACCGGGGACTGGTCGAGGAGCTGCACGGCAAGGTCTTGCTGGCCGGCGATGGTGCGCACGGGTGCCGAGATGGACGTGTCCGTCAGGTCGGTTTCGGTGACGGCCTGGTTGTCCGCGGTCTGGATGGCGGTACTGGTGCCGGTGGCGACCTTCGGCACGTTGATGTTGTCGGTGCCGGGCGGAAGGGTCTGCCGCAGGCACAGGTTGGTGTACGCGCGGCCGGCGCGGGCCAGGTCGATGTACTGGTCCATGAGCCACCTGGGCGGGACGAAGAAGCCGCCGGCGCCGTCGGTGCGGTCGAGGTCGCGCTTCTCGTCGCGGACGTCCTGCGCGTGCCGCTGGAGCCTGCCGATGGACTTGCCGTCGGTGTCCATGCCGAGCTGGTGCCGGGCGAGGTCCTGGAGGTAGGAGCGGCCGTTGCCGCGCTGGTAGGTGCGGGGCTCGACGACGTCGACGACGGGGATGTTGTTGCGGGCTTCGCGTGGTGCCGGCTTCTGGGGTGCGGCCGGCACGGGCGCCGGGTTGTAGTCGGTGTGGGCGCCGCCGCGGACTTCGAGGGCCGCGTTGCGGGCGCGGGATTCCGCGATGAGGGCGGCCTTGACGGGGTTGTTGCACGCAGGCATGGAAGGTCCCTGGAGGGGATGCGCATCGGCGCCACCCAGTGCCAGGGCTCGCGAACGGTGCTGGATTGACGTGTTGGTGTCGTCCAGTGCCAGGACTGCTCAACGGTGACCTTGGGGCCCAGTGCCAGGGCCGGGCGCCCTCCAGTGCCAGGAGGGCCCGGGTCGTCCGGAGCTGCTACCAAGCTAGCACCAGGGTGCTAGCTCCCGGAAGGGCCGAATGTGAGGGACGGCTCCTTGCGGGCGGGGCAGTCGTCGTCGTGGTAGACGACCAGGCTGCCTTCCCGGTTGGTGCGCGCGTGGCCGCCGCATGCGGCGCACGCGGTGACGGCGTCGAGGACCGTGCGGGCGGCGTCGATGTCCTCGGGGTCGACGGGGATCTGCCAGACCTGCGCGGGTCGGAGTTTCCGGCGGTTGCTCATACCCGCTTCCTTCCGCCGGGCCGGAAGTGCTTGATCCGGGCGTTCTTGGTGTCGTACCGGCGGTGGTCGGTGATGTCGGTTCCGCGGCGCTGCCAGGGCGCCCGTGGGGGCTGCTGGGGGTCGAGGAGGGCCCTCATGCGGACCCGGGTCTGGTCGGTGTTCACAGGGTCTCCCTGGGGTCATGGGTGGCGGGGCACTGTCGTGCGTGCTGCGGTGCGCAGGCGCGGCGGCGGCGGCAGAGCGCGGCACCGCAGTCCGGGCACC